TATTTTAGCGCGGCGGGGCTTGACAGTCACGTCAGAGCGGGGCGATACTGTGCGGGTGGTGACTCCCCCGACGAAGAGTAACATCCGAGTCGGTCGACGCGGCCACCACATTCGCGCTAGTAGCTCAGTATGGATAGAGCAGGTAGCTTCTACCTACCCGGTCGAGGGTTCGAATCCTTCCTGGCGCGCCAAACGAGTTTCATCCCGTCAGGAGGTGATCCACGTCTCCCGCACCAGCGGGTCATCTGGCCAGCTTGACGCACCGTCGGACGATAGAGCGGAGAGCACACAACCGCATGAGCACTGTTAGCCGTCTTGGGACGGAATAGTAAGGGTCGCAACCTTAACAGTGCTCAGCCGGTTGTGTAGCGCCTTAGCGGCAGACTCGGAAACGGGATACTACGGCGTGACAGGGGAGAGAAGCACCGCTAGACCTGTCCATCTACACCGACCATCAACCTCCATCGCTGAAACTTTACCCGGCCACCCCAGCCGGGTATTTTTTTGTCCGTCAAGCAGCGTAATTCGCACCCTTGATAGATGCGCGGTACACTGGCGCCGTTGCTTTCTTCTTCGTGATCGTCCCATCTGTGGGGTTCACATCGAGGCCAGAATTACCCGCCCAAGCTTGTGACGTGTCATCGAATAACACATAACTGTCAGCCTTGCCGATACCAGCGGGCCAGAATACCGCCATGTAAGCATCCGACAAACTGCGCAACCGATTCTTGTAGTCGGCAAAGTACGCGTGGACATAGTCCAGTTGCTCGACAGCGTCCATCCGTGCCAGTGCGACCGAGCTCGTACCAAGCGCCCTGGCGGTGGACGGCATGAACTGGATCAGACCAACCGCACCGCTTCCAGCAGCGTTGTAAATCGACGGGCTAAATGATTCGCCTGTTTCCCACGCCATGATATCCATCAGCCAATCCGGCTCGACACCAATATCAGCTGCAATGGTGCGCACCTTGTCGCGGAACTCTTGCGTGACCTTTCGCCCCCAGTGCAACTTGCCAGCCACTGTGGTCGTGGTGGGCTGCCCTGGTTTGATCCCGGACAGTCGGGTAGACCATGTGTCGCCGTGCGTGTCGCCGTTGTGAGTGATGCTCAGGATGTTGTAGGTGCCGAGCGACTTTAGTTCTGGGATCTCGGTGAAGAACATGTTGCCCGTGTTGAACGTTGCGAACTCTGCGCGGATCTTAAATTTGCCATTGACGCGCATTTTCGGATCCAGGCGCACACTAACGTCACACCCTACACCCTGTTCACCCCCGGTAATTTCCGGCACACCCTCCATCCCGGTATACCGCGAAACAATCCGCTCAGATCCGTAACGCTCGTAGCCGCCCCGGTCAACAATCAGCGCACCGTTGAAAAATATGTAGCTGAATTTGTGCGCGTAGGCGAGTGCGTCCAGACACGTCCTGATGTCACCATTGAGCGTGTACCCGCGTGGATATGGCGGAACGTCCTCAAACTGACGATCGTCAGCGAGTAGCACCTGGGGCATCGCTCCGGCCAGTGCGTTAAGCAAGTCCATCACCGTGACACCCGCGCCGAATGATGCGCTGATCGTGCCACGGTCGGCGGGGAGTTGTGCCGCCTTGCACAGTAGCCGGGTGATGACGCTCGGGCCTTCCCGCTCCTGAAACGTGTTGATGATCGTCCCGGTGAAAATAGTGTCAATGGTTTCCACATACCCGGCGCGCAGCGTGATGGTGCGCTGACGTTTCAACACCTTCCCAGTGGAATTATCATTCAGATTGTAGATGCGAATGTCGGCGGTCGAGTTGGTATCGCTCGGATTGATTGATACGTCAAACGCACACCGGAACATGGGGCCGTCCGTGGCAGATATGAACGGTTTGCCATCGACCAAGATCTCGTAACGGCGGTCATAATACTGGCTCATTCGGCCACCCAGCACAGATGATTCGCTGTGCCCAGGTTGTCCAGTGTCGGATCGTCACCGACGAAAATCAGCAGCCCGATCCCCGCGTTGTAGTTGGCGATCACATCGCACCCCGGCACCAGCATCGCACCGGATACCAGTTTCGAGCCGTCACGGGAAATGTCCATCGACCAACCCGGCTCGCCCGTGTAGCTGCCGACGTAATTCACCTCGAAGTCGAGCAGGTTGTCCCCGAGTTGGATGTTGAATTTCTGATGCGCGTTGACCGCGCCATTCTGTAACGGGACTTCGACAGCCATTAAAATATGCTCCCCAGTACGGTGTTCACCTGGTCGTTGATCGCTTTGCCGACTGACGCGACCAGTTTCTCGCCCCGGTCAATGACGCCAGCGATTCCAGTCTGTGCCGGGTCGCCCTTCGGTAGTTGCGTCTGTTTCGGCTGACCGTTTGAACCAATCGAGTCAAGGATGATTAGCTCTTGCAACTCCGCAACGAATATCAAGCCGTTTTCGTTGGTCGGATCCTTGGCGCGGCTGATCCGCGTGATGACCATGTTTTTAAGTTGCAGATCGCCCGTGTCCACATCAAAAGGGTCGCCAGTGAACATCAAATTGATGAGGAACGATAGTGTCGTACTTGACCGCGTTTCGTTGCTGCCGGACAGGAAACCAGCCGCCAGACCCGCCACCGTGGCAGCATACGGATTGTCGGTTAGGTTACTAACCACCCCGCCCAAGAAGTCGGTGATCTGCGTCCGTAACGGGTTGTTACTGACCGCCCCGGTCATCGTCCATTTGATAGGGTTGATGATGCGGTGATCCATGACTCGGGCGCCCGACTCGATGGCATACCCGGTCAACTGCACGGATGCGTCGAGCGTATCTTCCAGCACTGCATCGAATTCATACCCACCGATCGTCGGCGCCTGGGATGTGAAAACACTAATCACGCTCATCGTTAACGCTCCGTGGTCGATTGTAGGTCATCAAGCGCAGCCTGGTTCGAGTCAGATACCACGCTCAGGACTTTATCGGCCAACACCTTACCGTCCATCTCCAGTGTGGCGTTGACGTTAATGGTGGTGGGTTGTGGTTTGGGGCCGCTGCCGTAACCTGGAGTCCACGCTGAATCGGGGGCTGTGAACTGGTACAGCGATTCACGCGACACACCCTCGTACACATTGCCGCGCGACAAGTCCCACCCGGTCACATCATACGCTTTGCGCGTGAATGCGGCGTCTAGCTCCTGGTAGCCGGGGATCTGCTGCAACTGTTCATCGGCGAATCGTGACGCAATATCCGCCACACCATATGCGATACCAGCACCACCAACCAGACGCGCACCACCGGCAACCAGTGACCCTGTACCGGTCAGCCCGAACCGTTGCAGCAGTGACCCTGCCACAGCGCCGGCCGTCGATACACCGGCACCCGCAGCGGCCACACTTGCCGCCTCGATGTTCTCCGGTGTACCGTATTTCTCTATCCCCGCGTCGATGGCTTGCTTGTTGGCGTTCAGGAATTCAGTGACGACGGTTGTCGCCTGGGTGATGGCGGGGATCAGTTTGCTTTGTACCTTGTCACCAATGCCGCCCGCCAACGCTTCCAGACGCGACCATTCTTGCGTAAGGTCCCGACTCGCCTCAGTGAGCCCGTCCACCAGCGGTCGAGCGTCACGGTATTGGTTCAGTGTCGCCTCAACCACATCGCGCCCTTGCGACAAGAATGCAACGGTAGCAGGATCGAATCCGAGCGCGTCGGCGGCGTTCAGGCGTTGCTGTGCGCTGAGTTGCTGGAATTGATCGCTCAGGCGCAACACGGCATCGAGTGAATCGGTTGCTTGTAATATCGAGTTAGTGTCGATACCGGCGCGGGCAGCAGGGGCGATCCACCCCGTTTCACCCGTCAGGATGCTGGCGCGTTTTTGCTCCAGGCTAGTGAGGATACCAATTGCCGAGTCGGCATCGCCGCCCATGCCCTGCAACGCGCCACCGAATGCCAGCAGGTCGGAACGTCCGACACCAATCGAGCGGGTGAAGTTGTCAATCTCGCTGGTCGATTTGGCGAATTTCAGGCCAGCTCCGGTTAGTGCGGTGAGCGTCCCGATACTGGCCGCCGTCTGCAACACGGACGACTTGACCGAGCCCATTGACGACTCGATGTGTTTGGTGCCTTGGTCGAAACCGGATGTATCCCATCCGATCCCGACCAGAAACGAGGTCAATACTGACGACATGCGCGACGCTCCGATAAAATTTTACTCAAGTTTAAACGATATGGCGGCGCCGAGCACGTCAAAGGTGGCTAGGATTGGTCACATAGTCACAATGAACCTGGTCGTAAC